TGGTCAGCAACAGAGGTTTTGTTGCTCCCAGAGAATTTAAAATAGTTAGATGCGAAAGTTGTAGGCGTAAATATACTAAATTTATGTCCATAAGACTTTACCAACACGCAGAAATCTATAAATGTATAAGATGCTATAACGGAGGAAATAAAAATGGCAAATAAAATGGTATTTATAAACTATTGCCCAGATGACCAATTATCTGGGTGTATGGTTTTATCTTACAAAGCAGAACTATGCTACAGACGACTACAAGACCTAATTTACACTAATGATGATAATTTATTTGATGATGATGTAACTTGGGAACAATCCTGCAGAGGTTTTTTAGAGGATAAGGACAAAATCAAACAGGAACTAATTAATAAACGTAAAATCTTTATTCAGAATAATCTTATTAAGAATAAAAGATGTTCTGAAGAAATAGAACAGGCAAAAGAACGCCATAATAAAGCAAAAAAGGGTGCTGAAGCAAGATGGGGGGTCAAATCTGACCCTTTAAGCATCACCCAAGCATATGCATCGGATATGCCAACTACTAACTACAAACTACTAACTACTAACCACAAACTAAAAACTAAAAATATATATACTGACGAATTTGATACTTTCTGGCGAAAGTATGTTCTTGATGAGAATGATACTAGGTCTAATAAGTGGGATAGTTTCCAACAATGGAAAAAACTAGATGAAAGTCAAAGGAAGTCTTTAGGGGTCAAATTTGTCACCTATAGAAATCAAAAAGGTGATTATTACAAGGCACTGGAAAGATTTTTAAGTAAGAAAATCTATTTAGAAATAGAACCAGAAAAGATACCCACTAAAGAAGATTTCACCGAATGGCAATTTAAAACAGATGTGGATATGAGAAAAAGAGGATTAAAGACGATGAGGTGGTCAGAAGATTATATTCGTAAACTAGATAAGTTTATTGAGAATGGGACATAAAATGCAATTTTGCCCACTCCCTATCTTGTTCTTTAAATTCTACTTCTACAAACCTGTCAATGCCTTGAGGAGCATTATCAAACTTGAACAGATTAAGAAAAAACTGGATAGATTTATTAGTAATATGGTAAACATTCATTCTTGCAATATAGGTATGAACATCTATCTTTAAATTGTTATTATGAGAAATCAGCTATGTCCCAACCACAAAGTTACATAATTGTAGAGAATGAAGATGGTACGTTTACTGCCTATGTTAATTTTGGTATCTACACTTCTAAAGAAGAAGCAGAAGTAAGTTTAGACTTAGCGATGAAGATGTTAGGAATGCAATTAACAACCGCACCTACAGTACATTGAAAAATAAGGGTTTTTTTTTGTATAATTTTTTTACTTTTTTGACATAAAAAGGGTTGCATTAATATAAAGAATATATAATTTGTTTATAATTATTTATAAAAAACAGGAGCAAAAAATGTTAAAACCTAAATTTAAAATTGGCGATAAAGTTTTTGATAAAACTGCAACTTTATCTCAAAGTAGAAAACCTATATGGAGGGATTTTATGACTGAAACTGTTGTTGGTATCAGTTATTTATTACCTTACAAAGTTGATGGGAAATTTGGCGAGGTCATCAATGCAGGTGGTTATTTTGAATATCATACTGCAAATAGTTTAAATAATGACATAGCGAATATGTCAGAAAAATTTTTAGGAAAGAGGAGGAAAAATGCTTAATAAAAATAAACTAAGAATTTTATCTTTGGGTGCAGGTGTTCAGTCAAGCACACTTGCTTTAATGATTGAAAAAGGTGAAATTGAACCAATAGATTTTGCTGTGTTTGCTGATACAATGCAAGAAACACAAGATACTTATGACCATTTAAAATTTCTTCAAGACACTTGCTCTTTTGAAATTAAAATAGTTTCAGCAGGTGATTTATTAGAAGATACATTTAATAAATTTATTCATATTCCTTTTCATACAAAAAATAAATCAGATGGTAAGGGTGGTTTAATTACAAGACAATGTACTAATCATTATAAAATTAGACCTGTCTATCAAGAAATTAGAAAAGCATTAGGATTGCAGAAGGGTGAATTAAATAAAACTGGTATTATGGTTGAGCAAATTATGGGTATTTCTTTAGACGAAATACAAAGAATGACTACTAATAAAACAAAATGGATTACTAATGTTTATCCTTTAGTTGAAAAAAAAATTAGACGTTCTGACTGCATTGAATGGTTAAAAACAAATAATTTTCCTACACCACCCAGAAGTGCCTGTTGGTTTTGTCCATATAATTCTAAAAGTAGATGGTTGGATTTAAAATACAACTATCCAGAGTATTTTCAAAAGGCGATAGATTTAGATAAAAGAATAAGAAACTTTAAAGGTAGGACTAATTCCATTAAAGAAGATGTTGAACTTTATCTGACATCAAGAAAAAAACCCTTAGACGAAGTGGACTTTGAAAATAAAGATAAAAATCAGATGGATTTTTCTTTTGTTGATGAATGTTCTGGTATGTGTGGGAATTGATGCAAATTCATCAAAGACATATATCAAATATTAAACCTTATCAAAAAAATCCAAGAAAAAAGCACAATATACAAAAAGTTATAAAATCTATTAAAGACTTTGGGTTTCAGCAACCGATTGTTGTAGATAGAGCAGGGGTTATTGTTGTTGGACATAGCCGATACTTAGCCAGTCAAGAACTAGGTTTAGAAACAGTACCTTGCGTTGTAGCTGATTTACCACCAGAAAAAATTAAGGCATATCGTATTGCAGACAACAAAACAAATGAAGATAGTGAATGGGATTACAAACTATTAAACGAAGAATTTACTGACTTATTAGACATTAACTTTGATTTAGAAGGAACAGGATTTGACCCTAAAGAACTTGAAGATTTCTTTACATTTGATAAAGAAGAAGAAGCACAAAAGGTCAAGTCGGAAAAACATTGTCCAAATTGTGGAACAAAATTAAAGTAGGGTACAACCTACACAAAAAGAGGGTAGTAAAATGTCAAGACCAAAAAAGTATGAAATCAGTGGGGAAGTGGTAAGAAAACTGGCACAACTTGGTTCAAACAATGTTGAGATTGCTGATTACTTTGGTTGTGATGAAAGTCTATTGAGAAAAAGTTATTCCGAATATCTCAAGTTAGGTAGAGCAGAACAAAAACTGCGTTTAAGAGAATTACAATGGCAATCTGCTCAAAAAGGTTCTGTACCAATGCAGATATGGTTAGGTCGTAATATGTTAAATCAATCTGAGAATGGTGCTGTAACAGGTGATGATGAAGTCCTACCATTTAGTGTTGAGTAATGGCAGGGTCAGATGATGCTTTAAATGTTTTTCAAGGAAACAATATTAAAAAGTTAAGTTTGGTCGGTCATAATATTCAAAACAATAGAGAAAAAGATGATTTTTATCCAACACCTCCAGAAGCAACTATTAAATTATTAGAAGTAGAAAAATTTAGTAAAAATATTTGGGAATGTGCTTGTGGTGACGGTGCAATTTCAAAAGTTCTAATTAATAGTGGATATAATGTTTATTCATCTGATTTAATTGATAGAAATTATGGTGAGGTAGGAATAGATTTTCTTTTATCAAATAGAAAAGTTGACAATATAATAACTAATCCACCTTTCAAATTATCTTTAGATTTTGTTTATAAAGCATTAGAATTATCATCTGAAAAGGTAGCATTCTTATTAAGAATTAATTTCTTGGAAGGTGTTGCTAGACAAAAAATGTTTTTAGAAACACCATTAGAAACAGTACATATTTTTTCAAGAAGAATTACATTTATAAATCCTAATAGTAATAAAAAAACACACGGTGGTGGAATGTTGGCATTTGCTTGGTTTATTTGGAATAAGAACTATAAAGATAAACCTAAATTGAACTGGATTTAATGCCACTTAGTAAACCTCAAAAACAAGTCCTTGAATGCGATAAAAGATTTAGAGTATTAATTACTGGCAGACGATTTGGTAAAACATTTCTAGCAGTTACGGAACTAGCAAAATTTGCACGATATCCTAAGAAGAAAGTCTGGTATGTAGCACCGACTTATAGAATGGCAAAAGACATCGTCTGGTTTGAATTAGTAGATAAATTAACCAAACATAAATGGATTAAGAAAACTAATAATTCAGATTTAAGCATTCAACTTAGAAATGGGTCATCTATATCTTTAAGAGGTGGTGATAATGAAAATTCATTAAGGGGTGTTGGATTAGACTTTCTTGTAATGGACGAATTTGCAGACTGTAAATCTCATCTGTGGCACGAAGTATTACGACCAACCTTGTCCGATAAAAATGGCAGTGCTATGTTTTGCGGAAGTCCAAGAGGTTATGGTAACTGGTCATATAACCTATTTACTAAAGCAGAAAGTGACCCAGAGCATTGGGCGTCATTCCAATTTACTACATTAGAAGGCGGTAACGTATCTGCTAATGAAATAGAACAAGCGAAAGCAGACCTAGATGAAAGAACATTTAATCAAGAATATATGGCGTCATTTGTAAACTATGCAGGACAGATTTATTATAACTTTGATAGGAAAGAAAACGTCATAGACAAATATGAACCTAAGACTGCTGAAATCCATATTGGTATGGACTTTAACATTGACCCAATGTCTGCTGTAGTAACAGAGATACAAGGCAATAATATTTATATTTATGATGAAATAATTTTATATTCCTCTAACA